CTGAACCAAAGTTGCATTAGCTAATGTTTCACGTGAATCATTGCGCTCATTAATCTGATGCTTAAGAACTTCCATATGCTCTGCGTTCTTAGCGTATACCAAACTATCAAAGTGATCTTCGTAGCCTTCAATATCATCAAGCGGATTATATTCTAAATCTAGGTCTAAGTGACCAAAACGTTGCTGGTTTCTAACATAATCAACCATGCCACCGTAGCTGTAATCCCAAGAACTGCGCATAACCTGCCACATTTCTGGACTCCACGGCTTTTCTTCAACCGCGACCTCTGGAAGAGTGTGCAGTGGAAAAGCTTGGTATCTTAGATCAACAGCCATTTTTATCTCACTTAGTTGAGGCCAGGGAACTCACTGCCAGCAGGTGACACGCCTACACCAGTAGTCCCTGTGCCAGTAAGCTTGTTTGCATTCTTAGCTCTTTGCAAACGCATATCTTTAACTTGCTCTATAGTTGGTAGCGTATTGTATGTTTTAACTGCAAGACGTTGCGCTTCTTGAACAACATCTTTTTCAGCAGTGCTAAACTGAAATGGTATTCCTGTTTCTGGATTTTGAACTGGAACTATTGTTCCTGATCTTTCCTCAACAAGCATATAGTTTACTACGCCACCACTAGAAGAACCCAATGGCATTAAGAATGCTCTGTTCTTGATGTTGCTGTTTGAGATCATTCTAGCCTGACCACCAAACCTAGCAGAAGCAATTGCCACTTCAACATTAACCTTGTTGATAAAGTATGACTTCAACTCTTGATTGGTAAACACTGCATCAAGAGCATACTGTGACTTTGTTCCAGACATAGAAGCATAGTCTTTAATATACCCTTCGGTATCAACAAAAGTTCTATCATAATACTCAGCAAGAGACTTTTGAATCTCACCAGCTTCCATAGGCCCATGTAAATATTTAGCTAAGTTTACAAGCAAAGCTCTAGCCTTTGGGTTTGTTGCCGCATCTGGCACAGCATTAAGTACAAACTCAGCATCGCTTCTAGAATTATCTACATCTTTGAATGCAGCTAATCGTGCAGCATTAGCATCTGGTGTTGTTGCTTCACTAAGTTGTGTTGCAATATTTTGAATTGGAGCTTCGATAGCTGTGCCTAATATAGAAATAGCCTCCAACTTAGCCTTTGTAGCCTCAGACATATTAGAGTCGTTCCATACGTTTACTGTGCTTTGACCACGAGGCTGGCTTGAGAAGTGAGCGTACAAAGATATTAAGCTTCTTGCCTCTTCTTCATTGCCAGTAAATGTACCGTTAGCAAGTTGCTGAAAGTTATTAGCAAGCGTAGTAGGAACAACCCCTGACTCAATAACAGAATACAATCTCTGTGTTGCAGGTTGGCTATAATCTAAAAGGTCAGGGCTTCGGAAGTAAGCTTCTGGGTCTTCAAGAGATTCAGATATAAGTTGTTCAGAAAGATCACGATTAGATTTACTATCCTCAGTTTTAGTTGAAGATAGCATATTTGATATTTGCTCTTTGTTTTTATTACGTTGAGCAATGCGACCTTCTTCAGTGCCAAGGCGAGAGCTTAACTGAACAAGGCGAGACTCAACATAACCAGCACTACCAGCGCGTACTTTTGCAGTATCTACTGCATCTACAAGGGAGAGTGGAACTCCCTCTTTATCATCTGGGTTAGCAGCATATTGAGCAGCAGCAGCTAGATCAGCCGATGTTACTTTTCGACGAGTGCCATCAGCCTCAGTTACATAAGAGCCGATTTGAGAAGCAAGGAATACACTTACTGCTTGGTTGCGCCCTTCTTCAATGTATCTTGATTTTTGAGTTGCGCTTAAGAAGTCAAAGTCACGAACCCTAGTTTCAAATTCAGCAAGCAATTCATTTGCAGTAACAGAAGATGTAGAGTTTCCAATATTCCGAATATATCCAGTTGATAGTTCTTGTTGGAATAAAGCTTTTTCTGATGCAAATGCAGCAGTTGACCTTACGTCATTTGAAGCAAAATCACTAACTACTCCATCAAGAAAATTATTATCATCAATGGTTGTAATTTGTAGCAATGCTTCAATTGCGGCCTTACCTTTACCACTTAGCTCACTAGTAGATTGATTATCTAAAGCTCGGTTAATCATTGCTCCTACACTTTGAGGATCACCTTCAATTGCCTTATAGGCAGCAGCGATTAGCCTTTTAGCGTAAGATTCTTTTACATCTTGTCGTTGTTCATTAAATTCAGCAACAGTTGTTGCTGTACTTAAATCTTCTGCTCTAGATTGAATTGAAGCTTGATCTGCATTGTATGCACCAACGATAGAGTCAACAGCAGCATCGCTAGATATATCTGCGTTATCCAAAATTGATACAGTCTTTGCAACATCAAGAACAACGTCTGTTACATAACGCTCGTTTGCAACCTCAATCTCAAAACGTCTAGCTTGAATGTCTGAGTTATAATCATCCGCTACAGACTTAGCAGAGGCATCCGCATACCCAGATACAGCAGATAGAGCATCATAATCTAAGACGGATGTTTCCTCACCATCAATCTTAACAGTACGAAACATGTACTTAGCAGCTTCATCGAAGACATTCTTTTCTTGTGCGCTAAGTCCAGTAGAGTCACCAAGCTTAATTGCGCTTGCAACCTTACCCGCTGAGATGTGACCTAAGTCTTCAAAGCTCTTGTCAATAACACCTTGGGCATAAGCAGCAGCAGCCGCTTGTCGGTATTTAGAGGAAGCACCTTGATTTAGTAAGAATGAATCCTCACCGTCACCAACGCTTCCAACAATAGACTCAATAAGAACAGTGGCATCCTTGCCAAGCTTGGCATAATCACGAACCGCATCCAGTCTGGCATCTGCATTCTCAATAATAGAGTTGGCTGTGACTTGACGCTGCCTATTAATTTGCTCTTCTTGCATATGAAGCGTAGTAGAGGCAATGTACTGCGCTCCTTGCTCCATAATAAAGTTAGTATAATAAGTCGGCTTGCCATCAACCTCTGAGCCAAGAGCCATAGACTTAACATACTCGTCCATTTGCTGCTTATACTGTTCAGCACCATATGGATTATTCTTAAACTTAAGAGCTATCTCACCAGCTTTTAGCTTTAGCTCATTTTCCATTGAAGATTGAAAGCGTTCTTTAACAACACGCTCATATGCTTCTGCGCCAGTACGCCCAAAGAAGCGACCTTCACCCACCCAATCTAAAGCTTTTGGTTTGCCAGTCTCAGGATTCAAAGCAATAATTTGGGCATCAGTAACCTCCTGTGCCATTTTTTCGCCTTGGATTCGTGCCTGACGACCCATTTCTTTAATGCCAATACTTGTTAGCTTTTGAGTAGCGTCAGCAATCCTTGAATACTTTTCACTCTCGCCAAGATTCATTCGCACAACGCCTACTGGCCCTGCGCTTTTTACCTGCCGCTTTTCTCTAATTACTGGCATTATCTACCTCCACCACCACCGCCTGTTTTAGGCTTTACCAAAGAAGGCCCAAGGTTTTGGGCAATATCAGCCATATTTGTAAACAAGTTTGCCGTTGCTTGCGCCCTCATGCCGCTGGCTGTGTTCTGTCCATAAGTGTAAGCAACCGCAGCTTGAGTGGCATACTTAGCAGAAAGTATTTCTGACTGACGATCAATCTCAGCAATGTCAGCAGCAGCAATGTCTTGGTTTCTTTTTAAGAAAGCGTCTACTGATCTATCATCGCGCTTAAGCTTGCCAGTTAAAAAAGCAAGGTTGCTCGATTCCGCTTGGGTAAGCTCTTCTCGTCTTCGATTGGCAGCACCAATAGCTTGGGCTTTAGCTAAGAATAGTTCGTTAACAAACTGACGCCCCTCTAGTTTGCCAACTTCTGCCGCTTTTCTTGCAGCTTCTTTTTGAGCATCGTAACTTTTTTTTGCCCCAAAGATACTTAATCCAGTGGTAATAACTGTAAGTGGATTCATTAGAACGATACCTCCGCTACTATACCGTTTACCTGCAAGCTTAACGGTGCGGTTTGTGTAAGGGTGACTTGTGGATCGCGGCTGTAGCCAAGCAATCTAAACTCTTTGTTGCCATTGAATGGCGTTCTTTGTTGGCTAAAGTCGCTATTAGTTCTGCGAATGATTAGCTTGGTGCCATTTACTGAGGCTGAGAGGGTGTCAGTTAAGTTAACAATTACGCTGCCAAGCGTTCTTTCCCTTCCAGTCTCAGGCCCGATTGCTGTGTTTAGATCAATAGGATTGGTCTTCAACTCAACATCAAAGGCAAAGCCAGCCTCACAAGAAGTTAACGTAGCGTCAACCGCAGAAACATCTAGGTTGCCACTCGCAACAGTAAAGGTGCCAAGATAGTCAGAACCATTAATGACATCTAGTACAGCACCATCTTCAAAGAAGTTAGACACATCAAACACACCAGCAGTGCCAGTGTATGTGTCTGAACAATCTACATTCCTAGCTTCGTCCAACTGACAAAGCACATAGCTATTAGTGCCACTGCCCATGTCTACTTTTAAAACTGCAAAGAGGTGATCTGCTACAGAGGCAATAGAATGAAACTCGCCAGCAGTCTCAAACTTAGTCCAACCTGCGATGTTCTCAACACGATTTAAGTTGTAAGTAACAAGAGTGCCATCTTCATTTAGAAAGAAGACCGCAGCATCAGATGCACCAACTTCACTGATAGTAACCGCAGATTGTATTGGGTTGTTGATTAGATGAGAAGATAGCAATGAGATAGGGTCGGATTTGTAAGCGTCTTCTGAGTCACTGTAGATAAACTGACGAACTGTACTGCCACCAAACTGAGTAAATAGAGTGGCACCATAGAAAGGTTGAGGTCTGGCAAAGCTAGTACCAAAAGAAGTTTGCCGCTTAACCACAGCGTTTGTAGGTGTAATCGCTTGGTTCTGGAATGTTGGAATGTAAAACTCAGAGCCAGCGGTAAAGATATGAATGTCACGGTTTGAAACAAAGTGACGGATGGTTGCCACCTCACCAATACTCATAACCAATTCTATGCTGTCATTATCTAGTGCAGTGCCAATGTCAAAGTTGTAGTACAAGCCAGACTTACTTGCCCACACTGTATCAGGCTGAGAGATGGTGCCTCCAAACCACAGTCTGTTTTCGTGAAACCCAACAGCAGCAGGGTATCCTCTTAGATCAGAGTATGATTGCTCATACCATTGTTCAGTTGCCGCATGGGTAACAATCTCAATGTTTCCGCCGCCATCCTCTGTTGTGTTAGCGGCTGCGCCAGCAGTTACCTCAAAGATATTTTCATCAATGATTGCTGTAATTGATCGGGTACCATTAATCTGACTAGCGTTAATACCGCCTACTGTAGTAGCGTTCCTGATTGTAATGCTGTCACCAACAGCCATACCATGATTGATCTGGGTAATTTTAATATCAGAAGAGCCATCAACAGTACGAATGGCATCAGGATCAAGAGAGGCAAACAGTTCATCAGTTACCGTTGCGCTTGCAGTTGTGCTATTGGTTACAGAATCAATTGTTATCTCAGAACCATGATAGTAAAGCTTTACACCGTCATGCTTGCCTGTCGTGTCAAAGTAAGCTGCGCTTGTTGTCAGTGTAATGCTGCCTGTTGTGCCAGACGGATCAAGAGTTACACCACTTGCTTGGAATTGAAAGTATGGCTGATATGTCTTTGCTCCACCTGCTCGAACTTGGAACTCAAACGGCTGAACCTCAAAACTGCTTAGACCTGTGCGAACAATCTGTTGGCACTGGAATGTGGGATGGCACAGGAAAAGAATGTCACCACCTTGAGCATAAGTAATCTCATGCAGATATTCCTCAGTCCAAGGAACAGTTGCTCCATTAATATCTGTAGTAACACTTGCAACGCTACTGACTGCACCAGTTACAGGGTCAATGAAGAAAAACTCTGCTTTACCATCACTTAGCGCAGTCACATACTGCTCATCATCTGAGAAGTTAAATGGAATAATCCGCACTTGCTGAGTAACGCTTGTGTCTTCCGTTACACCAGTAAAGTCATGCAGAGCCTTAAATCCACCACGCTTTTGAACGCCACCTTCTGACATAAGAAAGAAGTTCTTAACGCTTTGCGCAGAGGAATTGTAAATGGCAGAATCCGTCCTTGACGACAGGGACGGACTAATCTCACCATACTGAAAGTTTGTCAGTGGGATTCTGGCCTTCTGCATTAGCTTCTCCTATTAGTAATAAATCGAGAAGTAATAAGCTTCCGTGTGCTTTGCTGTTGTGAATCAATAGATCGCGCTTTTGCCAAAGCTATATTGTACTGTTGATTCATTAAGTTTGCTAAACCTTGGTCGCGAGCAATTGCTGTTGAGAACACAGTCGCCATTGCATACTCTACACATACTGAGAAGTAAGAAGGCCAGTCTTGCTCTTCTGCTCTGTAAGTGTAGTCAATAATTAATTCGTCTTGTGGGGCGGCGTCACAGTAAATCTTGTCGCCGTAAATATCGTATTCAATCTGAAAGTCATTCACTGTCACTGCGTGAACAAACAAATATCCAGATGGTAGCTGATAGGCTGCATCAAACCGACCAGTTGGCGCATCGCTCAATCTATTGAGGACAGCTTGGTTTGTTGAGAAACGCCAGCGTGTAGATGTTAAGTTGGAACGAGCAATGTCTTCATACATGTTGCTCGAGACTAGACCTTCTGTAGTATCATCCTCAAACGAAGTAATTGGCTCTGCGCCAATCAGGATCAAAGCCCTACTACAAATATCAATGCCACTGTTTGCTGCCGTACTTGCCATATCAACCTCTTAGATGAATGGGGGCCGAAGCCCCCACCATATTAGTTGTTGTCTAGAACTTCATAGATGCCGTTGTCGTCGATAGCGACTGACCCCATTGACATCATTGATGTTGCTAGGTGTGCAACTTTTTGTGGTACATAGTTAACTTCTGTCTGTACGTCAGAGTTAACACCAATACCAACCGCAGTTGTGTGGTACGCAAAGTTCTTACCACCAGCTACAGCAGACGTTGAGAAAATCTTGAAGCCCAAGAACTCTTTCATTGTCATGCCGCCAGCAAACGGTAGGTTCTGCGGTCCAACGAAGTCTGATGATGCGAACTCGTTGATGTTGAACAAGTCAGCAAAACCCGCTGGAGACATTGCTAGGTAACGCTGTCCGTCTTCTGGAATGTCAGCAGTACCAAATGTTTCAAACAATGTTAGCAAGTCTGCTTTACCCAATGCGCCACTTGTATCTGCGATTGCGGTAGCGTTTGCACCTGCGTCCATTGCAGCAACAATCAATGCGTCTGTTTGGCGACCTAGAGCCGCAGCCGCAGACTGAGCGACAGCTTGACGTTCATTGATGTTGATTTTCAATTCGTCAAGTTTGTCGATGTATTCTGCTGCATAGTAATCAGACATTGTTACTTCAACATTGGTGTGTGCTAGTTCCATTGTGGTCACATCACCGTTGCGTGTTTTAGTAGAAGCGGCACCTGTGCCGATCTTCTGGAATCGAGCTGTTGAGCCTGTCACATTCGTAGAACGAATGGTGTTCCGTAGCTTGGAACCCATACGCTGGTACGCCATGTGAACCTCAGTCTCAAACTGCTTGATGAAGGCTTGGTCAATTGTATTAGCCATTTTAACAGTCCTTGTTTGAGTTTCCTGATTGCTACGGGTATCCGCGCTCTCATCTCAATTCGGGTATCCTGTTAAGGGCCGATCAATGCACTACGGGCCGCAATGACTTATCCGTAACACTATTTTCTATTAAAAGGCAACGCACAAATTCAACATAACGATCATCTTCTGTTATGCCGCAAGGTTCAAAGCCAAGCCATACAGCCCAATTCAACATGTGTTCAAACTGAGAGAATACAGTCATTGTCATTACTGGATGCACTTCATCGAACATTCCAAGCATTGCTTTAGACATCTTAGCAGTTAGAACTACATTCCTTGCTAGATTGTTAGCAAACATGCAGAACATCTGCGGCGACTCACCGCCAAACCAAAGGCCACCAACAAATGTTATATCGCCATCTTGGTTGCGGCAAACGTAAGCCTCTGAATTATTGTACATTTCTGTAAGGCAATGATGTGGGCTTTCGTATCCAAGCTCAATCATTTCTGCTGCATTATATGGATGCACACACTCATAGAACTCTTCTATGTGGTAATGTTTCATGGGGGTTAGATATGCCAACCCCCTTTTAATTACTTTAGCTTCTTGTGAACTTTTGCCAGCCATCATCAACCTGCCTTACATAATCCATATCTCTACGCGCTGGATTCCAGTAGCGTTCGTCTTGCATCATGCTTCGCAAGCTTTCCTCTGTAATCTGGTCAACAGGTGTTGATTCACCATTTACTGACGCACCTTTGACTTGATCCATAATGAACTCAAGTGCCATTAGACCATCGGCTGTTTCTGTCAGGCGTTCAATGGAGGCCATATGTTCTTCTGGAAAGAACTTTTTTGAGAACAAGGCAGCCGCTTCTATTCGTGCATTTGCATTGTCACCAAGCTTACCTATCTCTGCTTCCATATCTGGTACATCAGCATTCATTGAGCCAATCACCATCTCAATACCTTTAGAGAACTCGTCTTGGCTAAAGCCATTCTCGTATGAAAGCTCTGCCCACCACTTAACAAGGTCGTTATCTATAGCCTCGCCTTCGTCCACAAAGTCTGGCAATTGATAGTCACCCGCTGATTCTGGTCGATCTTTGTATGCCTCTGCATTCAATTCTTCGATAAACTTTTCGCGAAACTCTTCTTCTCGTGTGCCAAGCTTAGACTCCAATTCCTTGTATGCCTTTGCTAAGTCTTCGCCTGATTTGTATTTTTCAGGTAGCCATTCGGGACGTTCTGGTTGAACGTCCTCGGCTACCACAAAGTCGCGCTCTTCCGCTGGCGGTAAGCCTTCTTCTACTGGTGCTTCTGTTACTTGCTCATTCATTTGATCTTATGCCCTCTCTGAACATGTCGCTCGATCAGGCCAACAATGTGACGCTGACCCTCAAGGTGACGCAGCGTTGCGTCAGTAATCTCAGGGCCACCAACCATTTCAATTGTAATGCTACGCAAGTATTTTAAGACTGCCTGTCCAGTAGGTTCTGAGAATAAAGAAGCTATGTTCAGGCTAATCTTGTCTTCATCTTCTTTGGTTCGATGTATTCCATCTAATCCAATGTGACTATTCTGCGGCAAGCTGTGGTCCTGTGACTTGTTGCTGTTGTTGCATCTGCTGCATTTGCTGCATCATTGCAACTATCTGTCTACGATCTTCTGCGTCACGAATCAAGCCCTCTGGCACACCAAACTTTTTAGCAAGGAATACAGCTGTTTCTTCTGAGTCGATAAGTATGTTCGTCATATCAGCACCAAAGTATCCATTCACTAGCTCCAAGAAACGAGAAACAGATGTAATATCTTGGTTTGATTGCGCTTGCGCTAGTGGAGATACAGAACGAATCTTTACCTCACGACCATTTACAGTTGGTATTTCAATACGCCCCTGCTTCTTCAAGATGTGAATGACACGCTGCAATACTGGCTGCACCAACTCAGCTTGAAGACGACCAAAGGCAGAGCCAATACGACGAGACAAGTCTGCCATACGTTCCGCTACTTCAGTGGCAGACGCAGGTGTGCGGTCTGGGTTGCCAAGCATATCATTGTATAGGGCACGTTTAATATTTAGGCGCATGTCACTTAGAACAATGTCAGCTACGTCAAAGCGACCAGCGGCCTGTACTGGCTGCAATCCAACAGATTGTGGTGACTTAGGAATGATCGTCCCTGGCACTAGGTTAATCGTATCAGGGTTAATAATGCCATCATCATCCATTTGATAGATGCCAGATATAGCCATCTGCGCATTCTCAAGGATTAGTTGGATAGTAAGGTTAGTTGTTTTGATTGCAGACAACGCATTGATTAGCGGCCCACGACCATAGACTTCACCTGCACACTTAGACCAACGGAAGCAAACGTATGGGTTAGAACCTACGCCAGTAAAGGTTTCATCCATAATGTAGGTCTTAGTGTTCATATCAATCACATAGTAAAGATATGCTTCTTGGTTTCTCTTTGTGTAGTCTTTGCAAACTACTTCAAGCAATGTGCATTTACCTTCTGGATCACGAGTAATGCGCTGTTCTACACGCGCATCAAATGTTCCTTTGGGGTACATGTACTTTAGGTCTGAGTTCCGAATACCTTTACGTTCACGGAACACATGGTCAATCTTATCATCTGGGCCAGTATCCAATACCACATGTGGCAGCGGGATTGCTGAGAAGACAATAGGATTTAGGGCATCGCCCTCTTCAACACAAAGAATGCCTGTACCAACAGCCAAGTCCATAAATGACTCGTGTACTTCTTGACCAAAGTTAGAGTTTTGCAAAATCTCAAAGACATACTCTGTTACTTCATCAAGGTCATTGTCTACGATGTCACGCTCTTGTGGGGGAATCTCTGAGCCAGCGGCTAAGTCTGCCCAACGTGCAAAGTTAGGAACAAGCCCAGACTGTAGACGAGATGCAAATTCTTGCACACCAACAACGGCTGTTTCGTCAAATATCTTATCATCTCGACGCTGACCTGCGGTTTCATAGTAGAAGGATTCACGTTGAGGCAGCGCGTATTCGTAACACTCTTCAAACAAATCGACGAAGTTCTGGCGATGCGCCTTGGCTTTCTCGTACCGTTCTAGGTATTTCTTTGGATCATGCATTATTTAAACCTACTATAGTATCCGATCCCACCGCGAGAACCTGTCATTAGTGAACGGCGACCACGACCACCACGGCGACCTTGTGGCCCAAACTTCTGCGCGCTTTCTAGTCTAGTTCTTAATCTCTCAGCTTTGCCAATGGCACGTTGCTGGCGTTGACGACGAAGCTCTGCTTGCGCCAACTTTTCTTGGTCGCTCATAGCTTCTTCTGGATCACGAGTGTAGATTGACTCAGCGGTTACACTTGTTGTGCCAGCACCACCTATATCTGTTTCACGCTCTGTTGTTGTGTTAGTTGTTGTAGTAGTAGTTGTTGTATCAGTATCATCAGTGTCAGTTGTTGTTGTCACCACTTTAGCTGGCTTGTCATCGCCGCCGCCACTTGGCTGTTGTGCTAAACGCTTTTTACTTTCAGCGGTACGCCTTTGATAATCTTCAATTGCAGGCTTACTATAGCCTAGAGACGATAACTTATCGGCCTGTGCTTTGCCAGTAAGTCCAAAGGTACTCAGTCCCATTTTAACATCTGTTGAGATGTTCTTAACAATAGTTGGAGCTTTACTGTCTTTAGAACTGCTTTCTTTAGACGCTGTGGTTTCTTTTCCGCACATAATAAAATCCTCTTTGCTTATTCAAAAGCACAGAATGAATATTTTTTCAACGCACAAAAGACCACACGCTTGGCTTCTTCTGCGTCTTGTTCTTACCAAAGACATTAAAGTTTCTTGATGCGTTAACAACTTTGGCTGGCCTTTGATTGGTCATAAGTGCGCGTCCCTCACCTGCACCAAGCATCATATACTGCAATGCATCGTGAATGTGGGAGTACATATTCTTGTCAGGTTTGTCAGCGTATCTCTCACCGCTAACCTCCATACGCTTATACTGATAGCCGCCCTCAAATCCTTTAATTAACTGTTGGCATCTTCGATCAATTAGGAAGGCTGGCTTACCATCTACCATCTTGTTCAGCTGGGAGGAGACTGATTCAAGACGGAGGTCAACAGAGTTGGAGGGCGCAGGGAAAGCCCTCAAGCCAGCCCCACGCAGAATGTGAAAGGGAGTAGATTCATCAGTCTGCGCTCTAAAGTCACCAGCGGGATCACCATAGATATACACATCAGATACTTCTGAAAAACGTGTGGCAATCTCTTGGCGTAGAACTTCGGCAAAGCGAACAATGCCCATGTCAAAGGCAACAATCTCAGACTGAATTAACCATCTGCCACGCACCTTCTGGCCTATAGTAGCAGCGGGGGTAAGACCAAAGTCTAAGCCAATATAAAGAGGCTGAGAGGCGGCGACTGGTATTTCCTCTTTAGCCACATGAACATCTTGTGCAAACATTGGATAGATAGGTTTACCATCCTGAATGGCACCCAACTTGTTCATTACATAAACATCAATCCAACTTTTGGTCTTACCGCGTATAAGGTTAGGGTAATAGTTCTCAAGCATGTGCCGACGATTCTCAGCATCCTTGTTTGGCTTGTAATCCTCGATCTCACCTTCTTCACTGCGAATCTCTAGCATCCCAGAGGGTTGCGTAAAGAACTGCCAGTTATCTGGCTTTACTAGCATCTTAGCTTGTTCACGAGGAATGTGGTCAGGGATTGGCACCTCACCAGACATAATAGGCCACCAGTGATCTTCTTCAGGCGCGTTGGTATCTGCAATAACACCAGTCCAACTTGGGCCACCGTC